GCCGCACCAGCCTCCTGCAGTTCTGCCTCGAGTACTTCCCCGTGCTGTTCTACCTGGGCTTCGGCGCAATGCATCTTGAGATCATCCACCAGTTCCAGCGGGCCATCATCCACGGCGGGAAGATATCACTCGTCGCGCCCCGCGGATTCGGGAAGACGACCCTCTGCCGGGTCGCGATCGTGTGGGCGCTCGTCTACGGCTACCGGAAATATATCGTCCTGCTGTGCTCCGAGGCCTCGCTGGCGAACGACCGCCTCGACGAAATCAAAGACTACTTCGAAGACGAGGACGGTCTGCTCGCGAAGGACTTCCCCGAGCTCTGCATTCCGGCGATCGGCCTCGAAGGGAGCCCGCAGCGGGCGGCGAAGCAACTCGTCACCTGGGCGGCGGTCGGGGATCAACCCGAGCGGATCCGGCGGACAAACATGGCATGGGGAATCCGCGATGTCAGGTTCCCCGAGGTCCCCGCGCCGGCCGGCGTTCGCGGTCCGCACGGGGAGGAGCTCGCCCCGGGCGCGCCGGCCCCCGGCAGTGGCTCGCTGATCGTCGCGCGCGGGCTCGAGGGCTCTATCCGCGGCCTGGTCCGCGGCAAACTGCGGCCGGATCTGTGTATGTGCGACGACCCGCAAACGGACGACAGCGCGCGCAGCGAAATCATGACCGCGTCGCGCGCCGCGTACCTCCGCAAGACGATCGAGGGCATGGTCGGGCCCGGGCAATCGCTCACCATCCTGGCGATCTGGACGATCATCGAAGCCGGGGACCTGGCAGATCAGTATTCGTCGAAGCAGCAACCCGACTACTTCTCGATGCGGTTCAAGGCGCTACCAGAGGAACCTGCCAACACATACCTCGTGGAGGAGTACATCGCACGTGTACTCGGCGCGCTCGAGCGAGAGGACTACGACGCCCGCGCAGCGCACGCGTGGTACCTGCTCAACCAGGAACAAATCGAGGCCGGCGCGCGGGCCGGCTGGGATGAAGCGTTCGATCGCCGCGACGTCGGCGACGAGTCAATTACTGCAGCCTTCGCCGCCGCCGGCGATCGCAAGGCCAGTTAGGCCGGAAGGGGACACTGTGGCACGCACAGCGAACATGATAGCCGAGAAGCACCGCTTCGAAGACGACAACGGTCGCGAGGTCGTCGAACACCGGATCGTATCGGGGCAACCGCCGAAGGGATTCCTGCGATTCCGCGGGGTCGGTCGCATCGAACTCGAACTCGGGAACGGGCGCCACGCGAACCGCACATGGGAGATTAGACTCCCGCGCGCGACGAATCTCAAGGAGGCCTTCGACCAGGTCGACGAAGAACTCAAGGCACAGAAAGACGGAGCGCTCCGAGAGTTCCTCGCAAGTCTCGGTCTCAATCAGAGCGCTGTCGCGCCGGCGACGGAGGCCGACATGAAGCGCCTCACGCAGAACAATCGGATCCTGCGCGGCCGGGGTCCTAACGGTCGCCAATTCTGAGAGCAGGAACCAATGGCAGAGACACCGGCCACCACCGAAGCGGCTCGCCTCCTGGCCCTGGCGCGCGAGCGCTTCTGTCTGGACCTCGAGGGGCTCCGCGGCGTGCCGTGCGACCAGTGCGAGGTCGGCCGCGGCACCGGCGAGGTCGCCGCGTGCCCCCTCCGACGAACGGAGATTTCTGCGATACAGTCGCAACTCAACAAGATGGCGCGGGACAAATCGGAAGATCACGCGAACTGGCGCGCCGAGTACCAGGCCGAGCCGAAGCCGCCGGCGACGAAGGCGGTCGTCAGAATCGGCGCCGCGAACGTCATCGAGGCGCGGTCGGGCCTGCCACAACGCATCGCACCGGCGACCGCTGAAATCATCGTCCAGGGACGCGACGTCGGCCGGAACGAAATACATACGACCGTCATGGCGATCTCGCCGGGCCGCGTGTGCCACGTCATCGACTACTACGTCACGCCGGTCGAGTCGCCGGGGGGGCTGTCTAATCGCGACACGGCCGAGGGCCGAGCGATACAGATGCAGATCGAAGCGGCGATTCGGTCGGCGATACGAGCCCTGGATGCCTCGGATCAGCGAACGACGTTCGCCAGGCCCGACGGCTCGCGGGTGGGGATCACGCTCACAGTCTACGACTCGCGCTATGGGATGCATGTGGTCCGCGAGTGCTGCTATGAGTGTGGGCAGCATCGGAACCTCCCCGCCATGGGTATGGGCTCGGCAAAGGGGCTGCGGCAGTGGAGCGTACCGAAGTCGATCGAGTCGGGGGCGCGCGCGCCGCGAGCTCGCGATCGCATCTACCAAACGCGCGACCGCAACACGTACTCGCGCTGGGTCTCGATAGGGACGGCACGCGCGAACGCCAAGGACCGCCTGGTGCTATCGCTCTATGCTCACTCGGATTGGTACAAGTCGAACGTGCACGCCGGGTTCTTCCTGTCCGCCGGCGACCCGGGTTCGATCTCGATCTTCGACCCGGTCGACGAGGACACGGGCGAGATCCTGGCCGGCGCGTTGCACAGCCGGTATCACGCGCGCTACGCCGCGCACATCACGGCCGAACAGGAAGAAGAAGTCGTACCGGGGAGCTCGCTCACGCGGTGGGTCAAGGTCAAGGGTCGTAAGGCGAACCACTACTTCGACTCGACGTATCTATGCCTGGTCGCCGCCGCTGTCGTCGAGTCGTTGATCGCGCCCGAGATCGGTCTGCAGTCGGAGTCGATGTCGACGATCAAGACACCGCCGCGGCCGGATGGGAAGACCGTACAAAGGAACATTACGCAGCGGCCGTCGCAACAGAAGTCCACGCCGAAGGGAAAGAGGAGCGCCACGAAAAAGCCGCGGCAGACGTCGCGGTCGTTCCGGCGTTCATACTGAGAGGAGTCGTAGATGCCCACCGCAACGAAGAAGCAGAGGCGAAGCAGCAAGGGAGGCAACGGTCAGAAAAAGGACGAGGCCGTGGAACTCGCCGACCTCATCGACAACCATGTTGAGGAAACGGCCGAGTCCGTGGCGCAGACGGGGGAATACCAACACGTCACGAAACACCGTTGTCCGCGTTGCAAGACCTTGATGCGCGCGAATGGGACGATGTCGGGAGGCCGCGTCAAGCGGTGGCTCTGCCCGTCGGCGATTTGTCGAAAGGCCGACACGACCGTCGGCGTGGAGATCTGACTGCCAGATCTGGCACTTTCTTGTGTTCCGAGCGCAGAAAGTGCCAGATCTGGCACCTGCTGTCTTGCATCGCATGCAGCGGATGCGATACATAGACATCACGTCGAACGAGTCGAGCGAGTTACCGCAGGAGACAGTCCCATGAAGTAGTCGCAGACACAACACGAGTCCGCCGGCGCGGCGGGTCCGGCCAGGCCCGTCGCCACGCGATCGCCCCTACGCGATCGACGGCGGATGTCACCGGTAGGGCGGTGAAGCAGCGGACGCGAGCGCGTCCCCCGCTTCATCGCCCTTTGTCGTTCTAGGGAGTACTACGTGGCAGACCCCGATCCGCAGACGATGATCGACACGCTCACCACGACGTACACCTCGCTGGCAGGACAGCTCGAGCGTCAGATGTCCGACGACTCGCGGTCCGTCCTCCTGCAGGACCTCACCAAGGTCCGCGAAGAAATCATCTACTGGGAGCAGCGCCGCGACCGCTCGACGCGCGCCGGCCGCACGTTCACGAAGGCGAGGCCGACGCGATGACGCAGCGAGCCCGCTCGAGCGTCGGACCATTTCGCCGCGTCGGCGGCAACGGTAGCGCGAGTCTCGGCTACGGCGCCGCGACGGAGATCCGGCGATCGCCGGGCTCGATCCCCGCGGGCGGGTCGGCCGACTTCCACCTCAACACCAACGACCGCGATACGCTCATTCGCTACTCGCGCGGCCTCGACCGGGACAGCGCACTGTTCCAGGGGCTCCATCGGTCCGCAATCACCAACATCCTCGGGCACGGGTTCACCCTGCAGGCAAACACCGGCAACAAGAAGACCGATCGCAAGATCGAGAAGCTCTGGCGCGATTGGTGTCGCCGGCCAGAGATCCGCGGCATGGATCGCTGGAAGGGCGTCGAGCACCTGGCCCTGAGCGACATGATGGTCGCCGGCGATGTCGGCGCGATTCTCCTGGACTCCGGCAAGATCCAGATGATCGAAGCCGAACGCATCGACCACGGAAGGACGAAGCCACGGGCTGCGGACAACCGCATCGTCAACGGCATCGAGCTCGATCACTACGGCACGCCCCAGCGCTTCTACATCAAAGACTACGACACCAAGTCCGCAAAGACGAGCGGCCGCGCCCGCGCGATCGAGCGGGACCTGTTTGCCTTTGCGGCCTATCGCCGGCGGAGTTCGCAGACGCGCGGCGTGCCGGCGTTGGTCGCCGCGTTCTCCGACATGAACCGGCTGTCCGACATCCTCAGTTCCGAGGCCGCATCATGGCAAATACTCTCGCGCCTCGCGGTCGCGCGGAAGCAAGAGGACGCACCCGAGCTCGCGGTCACGAAAGCGAAGGCGGACGACAACGAGGACTCGGACACGGAGGACCTCGCGGATTTCGTGCACGACGTCGGGATGGCGTTGATCTTCAACGGCAAGCCGGGCGAGTCGATCGAAGGCATCGCGCACAACATTCCGGGCCCGAACTTCCCCGAGTCCGTGCGTGTCTTCCTGCGCCTCCTCGGGCTGCCGCTCGGGCTGCCCCTCGAGTTGATCACTCTCGATTGGTCGCAGACGAACTACTCGTCTGCGCGCGCGGCCCTCGAACAGGCGTTTGTTGAGTTCTCGCGCTGGCAGGATCGCCTCATCGACAACTGGCATACGCCCATCTACGAGTGGAAGGTCCGACGCTGGATCGCCGAGGGCCAGGTCGCGGACACGCCAACCGCCACGGATCACACTTGGATCACGCCACAGTTCCCCTGGCTCGATCAGCTCAAAGAGGCGCAGGCCTGGGGCATGAAGCTCGACCGCGGTCTCACCACGCACGGCGAAGCGCTCAAGAGCACGAACCGAGACCGGCACGATTGGCTCGACGTCCGCGAGCGCGAGCTCGGGGAGGCCGCCGACGTCGTCGGGCGCCTGGTCGAGGCGCACCCCGAACTCGAACAACTCCGCGGTCAACTGGTCGCGCACTTCAGCGGCCTGTCGACCAAGACAACGAACACGGCGACGACGGGCGAGCAGACACCGACGAGCGACCGGGCCGACGGTCCGGACGCGAAGGAGTAACACATGTCAACACAAGAGGCGAACGACGTTCGCGACCGTGCGATCTCAGCCGTCGGGGACGAGCCGCAGGGCACCCGACTCACGAGGCGCGGCCTGAAGCAGGGCGCCGAGGGCGGCCGGGTCGATCGCGACGCCGAGCCGAACGGCGCGATCTACGGGCTCAGCGTGATTACCGCCGGCGAGGCGCTCGGACATGGTGCGTGGATCGACGGCGAGTTCCTCGACCAGGTCGTAGAGGCCGCCAAGGGCCAGCGCATCAAGTCGCGCTTCACGCACCCCGACATGAGCTCCGACGGCCTCGGCAAGCAACTCGGCCGCGTCGACAACCTGACCCGCAAGGGCGACCAGGTCTACGGTGACCTGCACTTCCTCGCCGCCGCGAGCAAGTCGCCGGAGGGGGATCTTGCCGACTACGTCCTGACGCTCGCGGATGAATCGCCCTCAGACTTCGGGACCTCCATCGTATTTCTGCGCGACGTGGGCGCCGAAGATCGTTTCGCCGCCGATCACGCGGACGCGGACGGCACGTTCCAGAGCCCCGACCCCGCGAACACGAAAAACCTGCCTCACTGGCGGCTCCAACGGCTCGACGACGTCGACGTCGTCGACGAACCCGCCGCGAACCCGGGCGGGCTGTTCAGCGGTCGCACGAGCTCCTTCGCGGCGGCCGCCGACGAGGTCGCGGACTACGCATTCGGCATCACTGACGAGCAGCCGGCCCGCGCACTATTCGACCGCGTTCACCCCGAGCGCGTGCGGCGCTTCATGCAGGGATACCTCGAGCGCCGCGGTTTTGCTGTTGTCAGGAGGGCACCGGAAGGTCCGGACCTCAAAACCCGAGAGAAGGGAGAGATGGACATGGATGAGCTGCAGGATCTCACGATCGAACAGCTCGCGGAGCACCGTCCGGACCTCGTCGACCAGCTCACGAAGCAGGGAGCCGAGGACGCGGCGGCCGCAGAGCCCCAGGCGCCGGAGACGCCCGCAAACAACGACGAACAACTCGCCGCAGCGCGGGACGAAAGCGCGAAGGAACAGCGCGAACTGCTCAAGACGTTCCGCGAGGCGTTCGCCGAGGACGAGGCGTTCGCGCTCGAGCAGTTCGAGGCCGGCGCGAGCTTCGAGGAGGCCGTCAACGCGTACCGCGACCACGAGAACAAGCGGCTGAAGGCGCGGGTCGCGGAACTCGAGAGCCGGGTCGGCGCGGCACCGGTCGGCCACCACGAAGCGGCGGAGGGAAGCCCGCGGACGCCCGAGGCGCGCCTGGCGAAAGCCAAGGAATACGCCGCGGAGCACGCGGTCACGATCACGGAGGCCCTGCGGGCGGTGTCGGCAAGCGCCAACTAGGCGCCTCCGCTTCACACGCACGGGCCACATGAACGAAGGAGCAGACCATGTCGCAGCAGAATGACAGCGGATACAAGAGCTTCACGGCGACCTCGGCCATTACGGCGTGGCACCGCGTGCAGCTCACCAGCGGGTCGGGGACGGCAGTCGAGCACGCCGGCGCCGACGAAGAATTCATCGGCGTCGCGCAGCACAGCGCGGACGCCGGCGACCAGGTGACGGTGAAACTGCGCGGCGTCGCCGGCACCTTCAAGGTCGCCGCGGCCGGCGCGGTCACCGTCGGGGCGACGATCTACGGCGCGGCCGACGGCGAGGTCGACGACACCGCCAGCGGCGCCCCGATCGGGACGGCGCTCGAGGCGGCAGCGGCGGGGGACGAGATCATCGAGGTCGTGTTCAACGAGCTCGCGAAGTCCAGTTTCGGCGACGCGATGGGCCTCGTCGACCGCTACTCGCTCGTCGAGCGCTTCCAGCGTTCGCCGGTGCTCAACACCGACGTCGCCGTGAGCGAAAACGTCGACTTCGAGCTCTTGGGTACGAACGCCGCGACGGCCAATTCGGTCCAGGACGCGGGCGGGGGCGTGCTGCTCACGACGGCCGGCGCCGACGGCGACGGGATGATCATCCTGCCGCACCTCGACACGAATCAGAGCGCCTGGGCAACGACCGATTGGCTCACGAACAAGGAGCTCGAGTTCGAGTGCCGGATCAAGACCGGCTCGGCCGCGCAGATCGGCAACTGCATCATCTGGGCCGGCCTGAAGCTGACGAACACGGACGTCGCCGCGACGGACAACGATCAGGCGTACTTCCGCTACGAGAACGGCGTCAACTCCGGCAAGTTCCAGTGCATCGCCTCCGCGTCCGGCACCGACGACACGAATGACTCCGGCGTGACCGTCGCCGCGGCGACGTCCTATCGCCTCCGCATCTCGGTCGGCTCGGACCTCGTGCCCAAGTTCTACATCAACGACGCACTGGTCTCGACCAACGACGCCTTGACGACCGCCGTGGCGCTGATCCCGTACATCGCCGTCGAAGCCGACGGCGCCGCCGAGGCGAAGATCCTGTACGTCCGCTATCTCGCACTGTCGCGGAAGTACTAGATCAGGACGAAAGGACCCATTCCGGAGCCGCATTTGACGGCCCCGAAAGCGAAAGGAACAGACGATGATTGATCAGAGCGGCTCGTACGCAACGCCGCGGGCCGACATCGGTGCGGCAATCCAGGAGTTTCGGAACGAGGACGTCACCAACATCGGCACGCAGCTGTTGACGGTGCTCCCCATGAAGAAGAAGGCAGCGAGCGTCACGGCCGTGACGCGCGAAGCGACGCTGTACCGCGTCGACACGAAGCGCGCGAAGCGCGGGGCGTACAACCGCGCCGGCTTCGAGAAGGTCGACGTGCCGTACGAGTGCGAGGAGCACGGCCTCGAGGGCCCGCTCGAGGACAGCGAGCGAAGCCAGTACGCCAGCGACTTCGACGCGGAGTACGAGACGAGCCGGGTCACCATGGGGCGCGTCCTGCGTGAGCAAGAGATCCGCATCGCGGCGCTCGTGTTCAACACCACGACCTGGACCGGAGCCGACCTCTACACGGACGTCTCGGCGGCGCCCTGGGATACGACGTCGTCCGATGCGATCTCGCACGTCATCGCCGCGAAGGAGAAGGTCCGCCGCTTCACGGGGATGAACCCCGACACGATGGCGATCGGCAAGGTCACCTACGACAACCTCAAGCGGAACGACGACATTGTCGACATGCTGAAGTACGTCAAAGTGCCCACCGAGGACGTCATCAAGGAAGCGATGGCGTCGATCTTCGGCCTGAAGCGCATCCTCGTCGGCGACAACGTCTACAACGCCACCGCCGAAGGCGGGACGATCAGCATGAGCGACGTATGGTCCGATGACTACGCCTTCATCGCCGTGACGGCGATGGGCGGCAACATCATCGAGCCGTGTGTCGGCCGCACCGTCCTCTGGAGCGACGACAGTCCCGAAAACGCGACCGTCGAGGAGTACCGCGAGGAACAGACGCGGTCGACGATCTACCGGGTCCGGCAGCACACGGACGAGAAGATCTTCGATCCGTACTTCGCGCATCTGCTCAAGGTCGACGCGTAGGCGAGCGAGCCACCACCAGGCCGGGGCCCCCTCCGTGGGGCCCCGGCGCTCGCACCACCGAACGGGGTCGCTCGATGAAGAATATCATTCTCAAGAGCCAGGCCGGGAAGGTCGTCGCGCGCCTCGTCCTCGACCGGGACGCCAGCGCCGGCGAGTTCCTCGAGGCGCTTCGCCATGGCGAGCTCTCCGTCGAACTCGAGCCGAGGCACGCAGACCGTAGTTCGGATGTACCGACCGCAGCCGTCAAGCCGCCACCGCGGCGACCACTGTAACAGCGACCGGACGTCGCGCGACGTTCGAGCGAGCGTCACGCGGCGGCGGCCGTGAGACACATGCGGAGCGAGTCTATGAGCAGCGATTTCGACACGCACTTTGCCGCTCTCAATACGGGCTTCTTCGACTACTGGGGCGAGTCGATCACGTACACCCCGACGGGGAGCTCGGGTTCGGCGGTAACGGCCGCCGTCGATCGCGGTCGCCTCGAGCGCCTCGTCGACCACGACGATCCCCGGGGCACCGTCGAAAAGCTCCGGATGCCGATCAAGGTCCAGACATCGGATGTTGCGACGCGCACACCCGGCAAGGACTCGGTCACGATCGACGGCGCCGAGTGGGCAGTCGCCGAGGAGATCGGCATCAGCGGCGGCGTGTCGCAACTCATCGTGGAGCGAGACGCCACGAAAGAATATCACGCACCCGGGCACCGCCGGCGGAGATAGGGATAAGGGATACACATGCTTGACGCGACGCTCGAGCTCGCCTCCCAAATCCGAACAGACGTATCGGGCTTCGGCGGCCTATTGACCGCCAGCGAGACGACGCTGCAGGCGGCGCTCGATCGCATCGACGACTACGCCCTCGACAAAACCGGCGATACGATGTCGGGCAACCTGGCAATGGGCACGCACGACATCAGTGGTGTGGGTACTCTCACGGCGGCGACTCTCACCGACGGTACGGCATCCCTGTCGAGCGGCGCATTGTCCGGAGTCACGACACTCAGCATGGGTAGCACGCTGACGTTGTCAGGCCTCACGGCCTCACGACTTTTGGCGACGAACGCGAGCAAGCAAGTAGTATCGAGCGATCTCGCGTCATGGATCACCGGCACAGCGAATCGCCTCTCCGTCACCGATGATGCCGACGGGACGGTGACGCTCTCGTTGCCGGACAGCGTGAGCGGCCTGACGAGCGTATCGGCGACGACGCTCACCGACGGCACGGCATCTCTCACGGGCGGCTCAATTACCGGCTTGACGAACGTCAACAGCGTCACCGCGACGGAACTCTCCCAGCTTGAGACCATCGGTGCAACGACGATCAGCGCGGCTCAGTGGGGGTATCTCGGCGCGCTCGATCAGTCGCTGACGCAGGCGAGCAGTCCGACGTTCGTTGGCGCGACGCTGTCCGGACTCACGGCATCCCGGCTCGTCGGCACGTCGGCGGGATCGGTGCTGCAGAGCGAAGACCTCGCGTCGTGGGTGACTGGGACGGCAAATCGTCTGACCGTGACGGACGACACTGACGGAACGATTACGCTGACGCTGCCGGATTCCGTGAGCGGGTTGACTTCGATCAGCGCGAGCACGGTAACCGACGGCACGTGGAGCACGACGGCGGGAGC